TTTTTGAACGATTCGACATCTTGCGAAAATGGCCTCTAATTAAATCAAAGACCTGCGCACTTGATGATGATGACCCTGGATCCGAAAAACTAGCCGTTTCCCGCGAGCGCGCCGCCCCGTGGCAGGCCACCCTGCCGGGAGGACCCGCAAATGATAATGATTATCATTTGCGTGAATGCGACTTGATTCGCACCAATTTGGACGTCTAAACGTCCATTCATCGCGACAGCGCTGACCATATCGTGCCACCTGGCCGAAGACTCTTCTTCAGTTCCTCGGACACAACATCTGAGATCGCTTTTACCATTTCAGGGGATAGCTTCACGCCGGTCTTAATTTCGGGACAGATGCCAACATTGATGGCATAGCCTTTTCGTGGGTCGTTCTCTATCCGGCCAAACTGAATATTTACAGAGCCACCAATATAACCACCAGCAGGAACACCAAAGCGCGTATTCACCAGGTGCTTAATGGCGAACTCCTGCCCTTCAGCGGTCAGGAAGGTGTAATAATTTTCCTTTTGATACTCCGTCGCGGTATGGCGTGTTTCAGCGAATCCCAGCTCTAGAAGCTCAGCAGCACCAGATTTGGCTGGCAGATCACCAGACTGAAGCGCGCCACGGAAAAACAGCGCATACAGAACATCCGTCGCCGCGCCGGACAACGTGATAATTTTATGACCCATGATTTATTTCCTTTTAGGCGTGAGCCTGTCGCACGGCAAAGCCGCCGAAAGTTAACGGTTTGCCCAGGCTCACAGCTGAAAGACTTTCTACGATGTGCGCGTGCGATGCGCATAAAAAAGCCGCGTGATGGCGGCTACTGTTTGAATATCAGGGTGTTGTTTCGTCTTAACCCTGGTTAATGTAGGCATTCAGCCCGTCGGTGGTGGGACACTGGCGCACTTAATAAAGAGTAATGGCTGATTACCTCAGAATAAGGAATCAAAAATGTCAGAAGGTTTTGGTTTAAAAGAAAAGGTTGAGCAGTTAGAAAAAGAATTAGCCGTACAAAAAATAGCAAATCAGCTTGCTTTTGGAGCACTAATTAAAGCAGTTAATGAGCTGTACCCGAACAAAGATTTATATGATGGGTTGACAAAATTTGTCCAGGAAAAACTTGATCCTGAACGTGTTAAAAACATCCCTAATCTTCACGAGGCCTTTCTAGAAGCTGCGAAAATACTGAGGACTGACGCATCTCCTGAATAATTTTATCAACAAAGGCAGTTGTGTCCTCTTGCTTTTCATTCACAATGCATGTGACTGCCTTTTCTAAAGCTGTAATTCGTTCTTCAAGTGTCATACCCACTCCTGTCATTGGCTTCAAAATGATAAACCACGCATTTGCAAGTCCTATTTATACCCCGCAGGGGATAAAAACCATATTATCCGCTTGCGGGGATATCCATTATCAAGCCCACCCGTAGATAGGCTTTGTAATGAACTGGCTCTTATCTCAACGCAGCCCCTTGCCGCGCGCCATATGCTTAACTTCAAGCATCAGCAATGAGATGTTTAATCTGGATTCACTCCAGAAGTGATCACCACCCTGTCTACAGAGCCAGATGTGAAGGATGATGAGTAGAATTATCGCTATCATCGAAGGCATTGCGTCCTGATGTACTCCTGCAGGTAGTTAACCTGCGCGGTTATCCTGTCGATTCCACTTCGTAGACGGTAATAATTGAGTTCAGCATCTGCTGTAAGTCTTGGGCTTTCTCCATCGCCCATGCTGCTGGCTCCGGTCGTTGACTTTGCACAGGTGGCGGCGACTTGCATGCGCTTACGACCAGCAGAAACATCAGCACGGAGACTTTCGATAGTCGCGTTAGCATCAGCAAGCTCCTTTGTATATCTGGCGTCGAGTTCTGCTACATTGCGTTGACGTTTCTGCATGTCAGCGATAATGAATGCGGCCTTATCGCGCTGTTCTTTATAGGTAATGGCGTTATCACGGTAATGATTAACCGCCCATGACAGGCTGACGATGATGCAGATAACCAGAGCGGAGATAATCGCGGTTACTCTGCTCATACCTCAATCTCTCTGACCGTTCCGCCTGCTTCTTTGAATTTTGCAATCAGGCTGTCAGCCTTATGCTCGAACTGTCCATAACCAGCCCCGGGCAACGAAGCCCAGATATTGCTGCAACGGTCGATTGCCTGACGGATATCACCGCGATCAATCATCGGTAAAGCGCCACGCTCTTTAATCTGTTGCAGTGCCACAGCGTCCTGGCTTTTCGGAGAGAAGTCTTTCAGGCCAAGCTGCTTACGGTAGGCATCCCACCAACGGGAAAGAAGCTGGTAACGTCCGGCGGCTGTTGATTTGAGTTTGGGGTTTAGCGTGACAAGTTTGCGAGGGTGATCGGAGTAATCAGTGAATAGCTCTCCTCCTACAATGACGTCATAACCATGATTTCTGGTTTTCTGACGTCCGTTATCAGTTCCCTCTGACCACGCCAGCATATCGAGGAACGCCTTACGTTGATTATTGATTTCCACCATCTTCTACTCCGGCTTTTTTAGCAGCGAAGCGTTTGATAAGCGAACCAATCGAGTCAGTACCGATGTAGCCGATGAACACGCTCGTTATATAAGCGAGATTGCTACTTAGTCCGGCGAAGTCGAGAAGGTCACGAATGAACCAGGCGATAATGGCGCACATCGTTGCGTCGATTACTGTTTTTGTAAACGCACCGCCATTATATCTGCCGCGAAGGTACGCCATTGCAAACGCAAGGATTGCCCCGATGCCTTGTTCCTTTGCCGCGAGAATGGCGGCTAACAGGTCATGTTTTTCTGGCATCTTCATGTCTTACCCCCAATAAGGGGATTTGCTCTATTTAATTAGGAATAAGGTCGATTACTGATAGAACAAATCCAGGCTACTGTGTTTAGTAATCAGATTTGTTCGTGACCGATATGCACGGGCAAAACGGCAGGAGGTTGTTAGCGCAACCTCCTGTCACCAGCTTTCACGAAGCCAGACATTGAGCTAGTTTTCTTTTATGCAAAGCAAAGCACACCGCACCGTAGCCACAGCGGATAAGGTGATTATTTTTGTCTGTCTGGTATTTGGTTTGATGTGCTTTCAGAAAGGCCGTGCTTAAAACGCAAAAAGCCCCGAGCTATTAACTCAGGGCTTTATTTAACTAGTGCATTTATCCATCGTTGAGTCAAATTTACCCAATTTTATTCAATAAGTCAATATCATGCCGTTAATATGTTGCCATCCGTGGCAATCATGCTGCTAACGTGTGACCGCATTCAAAATGTTGTCTGCGATTGACTCTTCTTTGTGGCATTGCACCACCAGAGCGTCATACAGCGGCTTAACAGTGCGTGACCAGGTTGGTTGAGTAAGGTTTGGGATTAGCATCGTTACAGCGCGATATGCTGCGCTTGCTGGCATCCTTGAATAGCCGACGCCTTTGCATCTTCCGCACTCTTTCTCGACAACTCTCCCCCACAGCTCTGTTTTGGCAATATCAACCGCACGGCCTGTACCATGGCAATCTCTGCATCTTGCCCCCGGCGTCGCGGCACTACGGCAATAATCCGCATAAGCGAATGTTGCGAGCACTTGCAGTACCTTTGCCTTAGTATTTCCTTCGAGCTTTGCCACACCTCGGTATTTCCCCGATACCTTGTGTGCAAATTGCATCAGATAGTTGATAGCCTTTTGTTTGTCGTTCTGGCTGAGTTCGTGCTTGCCACAGAATGCAGCCATTCCGAATCCGGCTTGTGATTGCGCCATCCCCATAGCAGCCATCACATCAGTACCGGAAAGAGAGTCAGAAGCCGTAGCCCGTGGTGAGTCGCTCATCATCGGGCTTTTTGGCGAATGAAATTTAGCTACGCTTTCGAGTCTCATGGTCTTCCCCTCTTGCCCTGTTTGACCATCAGGACGCCGTTAACTATTACGTGACGCTCGCCTTTGCTGTCTCGGTTGTACTTGAGCACTGTTCCTCTTGCGCAGGAAAGCATCCTCGCCACTTCGGTCTGATTGCCTCGTGTCTGGATAAGAAGCTCTGGTATCGTTTGAATTGTGGCGTTCATGCGTTCTCCAGTTCGGTGATTTTTATTCCAAGCCTTCCGCCTGGTACTTTCACACCACGAATTACACGAATGTCATCGAATTGCTCGTCGTCTTCCGCAAATCCGGCGTGGATAAGGGAGTCGAGTAAACCTTTCAGGATGTTGTCGAGGTCGCGGCGGCGGGAGTCTGGAACGTCTGCGATGACTTTGATGCGGAGTCGTGATTTGGTGAAAATGTCTAACTTGAGTTGGCGGATTATTTGCTGTACATCTTTTCGGTATTTCTGGCCTTTAGCGCTGATGTAGTATTGGCTTCCCCGTCTTCGCCAGTAGGTGTTCACCGACGGCGGGTATGGAAGCACAAACTGATATTCGTTCATGGCTTAATCTTCCCCTCCTTCAGCAGTATCGCCTGCGTCCTGATCACGCCTTCGAGGTGGTAAAGTCTGGCGTCTTTGTTGTCGAGATTATGGGTGCGTCGGTCGATTTCATCGTGACACGCACTACAAGCCCATGCACCGATCAGGTCGTCAGGCTTCATTCCCGTTCCGCAAATTCCAGCCATCCGGTAATGTGCCAGAACTGTAGTTTCAGGATTGCCATTGCATACGCCGTAAATACGTACCTGGCATTCTCTGCCGCGCGCTTCTTTGCGTAGATTAGCCATTTACCTTCCCTCGCAATTGAAGAATTGACTGAAGGTCTTTTTTAATAAATATGCGAGTGCGGATTGAGCAGTAGTTTTCCTTCATTCTGGCGTAGTAATAGTCCTTTCGTTGTTTAAGCTTGTTGGCATCCGCTGTCATCCAGTCTTTTACAGCAAACTTAATTAACCAGCGGTGGCAGAGATACCATTTCAGGTAATCACTCATCGTCTTCTTCCTCGTACATTGAGCTATTCGGATCGCTCATCAGTTCTGCGCAGCAATCGGAGCACACGTGAACTTCCAGCACATGCAGCTTCTGACCGCAGTGAGCGCACGTTAAAGCCCGCTCGACACTTCCTTGTTCGTAACTTCGATTTGGGTCAATCACCTTGTTTTCCTCGCACGTTCTCTAAGCCACCGGATATCCCACAGGTGAGCCGTGTAATTGAAGGTTTTTACGTCAGATTCTTTTGGGATTGGCTTGCGTTTATTTCTGGAGCGTTTCGTTGGAAGGTATTTGCAGTTTTCGCAGATGATGTCGGTGATACTTCGTCGCTGTCGTCTCATGCTGCCCTCCTGACGCCCTGCCCGATCGCCATCAATGCCGCTTTGGATACGGTAGTAAACATCCGTCGAGGACTGATGAACGGTCGCCAAATCAGCAGCATGGAACCTTTGCTGTTTCCCTTCTTCTCCAGCCCTGTCGATGGTTCGATAAAATTAATCCGTCCATCAGTGATGATGCGAACTTCGTCAATACTCTCCAGAGCCTTGCTGAACCATCCGACAGACATATCCTCTGGCACAAGCATCACTACCGTCTGTCGCTGTTGTATGCACTGCTCAGCGGCTTTTTCCACCCACGGCCTGATATTGCTGTACGGTGGGTTATTCCAGATTGCACCGTGGCTTATCCACTCAGAATTTAGCGCGTCGTCAGCCTCAGTTAGCCAGTGAGCGCACAGAGCATTTTTGTCGCTCGCTGCCGAATCCAGCCAGAATCCAAACTCAATATCCAGTGCATCAAAAAGCCAAAGCGGCGTTTGCCAGCAGTCCTTGTCGTGTGCTGGCGTATTTGATTTGATAGTCATGCAGCCCGATCTCCCCATCTCGCTTTCCACTCCAGAGCCAGTCTCGCTTCGTCTGACCACTTAACGCCACGCTCTGTACCGAATGCCTGTATAAGCTCTAATAGATCCGCAAATTCGCTTACACGCATCCTGCTGGTTGACTGGCCTATTACCACAAAGCCATTCCCGGCAAGGTTAGGAACAACATCCTGCTGCTTTAATGCTGCGGTAAACACACACTTCCAGCTTTCTGCATCCAGCCAGCGACCATGCCATTCAACCTGACGAGAGACGTCACCAAGGCAAGCCCAAAGCTTTCGATTCTGGTCTAAGCTGCGGTTGCGTTCCTGAATGGTTACTACGATTGGTTTGGTTGGGTCTGGAAGGATTTGCTGTACTGCGTGAATAGCGTTTTGCTGATGTGCTGGAGATCGAATTTCAAAGGTTAGTTTTTTCATGACTTCCCTCTCCCCCAAATAAAAAGGCCTGCGATTACCAGCAGGCCTGTTACAAGCTCAGTGATGTAGATGGTCATTTAATACTCCGTCACGTTTTCCTGTCGCCACGCCTCGTCATATTCCGATTTCGGCATATTGGCGATGTAGCTATAAGGCGATCCTGATTCAAGTTGCAGGAACTGGTGCGATTGCTCGTCAAGGAACAACGGGACACCACCTTCCCAACCTTCGCCGTTACGTTGTTTTTCAAGCATCAAAACAGATGCCGGAGATGCCAGTAGCTGTTCGTCCTTCTCTGACATCTTTTCACCACTCTGAACTCTCTGTAACGCTCTCTCGCGAGCCTTGTTACGCCAGATGATAAAAAGGTTGTCTGTCAGGTCTGTTATCGCTCCAGAGCCTTTTACGTCCATTTTCCCGGTTGGTTTTTCTTCGCTATCTCCTTTTCTGGAGTGAGTAACGAGAATGACGTGGGAGTTTGTTTTGTTTTTGAAGTCACAAATCGAGTCAACAAATGCTTTCTGCCCGTTATAGTCATCGTCACCTATGCCGCATTTCATCAGGCTGTCGATGATGAATAACTGGATGCCGTATCGGCGGCGAGCGTAGTCGAATATTTCGATCAGCCTGTCGGCTTTCGCCGTTCCAGTCAGGCCAAACACCCAAAGTCTTTCGTCATAAAATTTAAATGCAGAGTCAATTTCCAGCACTGGCGGCATCTTGCAGCACGTCGCCTGACGGGTAAGGCGCTTAAGGAGAATACCAGGCTTCAGCTCAAGTGACGCGATGCACGTCTTCACACCCTGACGCATTGCCTCAAGTGCCATATGCCCGACAACCTCCGTTTTTCCGTGACCGTTCACACCATTGACCAGCGTCAACTCGGCCTCACGAAACTGGAATTTATCTGCCAGAGATTCCCACGGTGGATTAAACAGATACTGCTGCTTGCCGTAGAAAGCGTTGATAGTGTCCTGGTAAAACTCTCGCGCGCTGTAGAGTTCTTCAGGATCAAAGTAGGATGCCGTGCCGATGTACTGCCAGATTTCATCCTCGGTAACACCGTTCATCAGGCATTCGTTGATGTCTTTGTACGGCAGAGTAACAAGACGGCAACGATGTTCACCGAGTCGGCTTGCGATTTCCCTTGCGGCTTCACGACCAACATCATCAACGTCCATCGAGATGAATATTTCCTCAAACCTGTCGAGGTTGTGATACTCAAACTCAATCCACTGTTGCTTAGCGCCTTTCCCGCCACCAAACGGCACGGATAACGCCGAGATGCCGTATTGCGCATAGCTCATACAATCAATTTCGCCTTCGCAAAGTACAACCGCCCTCACGCCAGCGTCCAGAGCCTGCCATCCGAACAGACAAGGTTCGCAATCACCTTCTGCCATAATGACTTTCTTCCCGTCCGGGCGCTCAGTGCTGATTCGCTTGACCTGCAACAACTCACCATCGCGTTTGTACGGAAGCACCAGTGCATCAAGTTCTCGTTCTCCATTCCACACCTTGCCGCTGACAACCTCGTAGCGCTTTACGACTTCTGGCGATATGCCACGCGATTGCAGGTACTCAAGATGGGATTCTGTTCTGGTAACGTAGCGGGCGATTTTCTTGCGGTCAGGTCTGGAGAATTTCTTCTCACGTTTGGCATCGAAATGGTGATCGTCATCCTTGATTCCGAGAAAGGCTTTCGCTTCCTGCATAGCCTGATGCAGGTTAATTCCACGACATGCCATCCACAAATCAAGCATGTCACCGCCGTCTCCCTCAGCGAAATCAGCCCATTTTTTCTTGCCGCTAAGGTTGACCTTAAGGCTGTTTCCCTTGTCACCGTTGACGTTACCGGCAACCCACTCATGCCCCTCTTTCTTGCCGTTTGGCAACAGGTGCGGAGCCACCCTGTCAACCTGCGCCCAAAGCAGGTCGCTAAGTTCACTTGGCGTCATGATTCCCTCAGATTGAGATTTTTAAACCAGAAATCGACAAATGAAATACTTAACCAGCCGTGGTTATAACCAGCGACCAGTAGCGATTTGATTTTTGATTTCATGGTTCACCTGTCGAAAAACACGTAGCCAGTTTTCGATACGGTGATTGCGGATGATGGTTTGGATTGTGGTTGAATGGTTTCTGGCTTTTCGTCGTTCCAGCGTTGACCGTTCAGGTAGCTCGATGGTAACAACCTGTCGAATCCGAACTGCTTACCATTCCTGCATGCGATGTCTTCTGCCAACATCGTGGCAAACTCGCTTGCCGTACCCCTGGTAGTTTTACGCCATTCCCTGAACTGTGTTCTGAATGCCGAAGCTGCGTTTTTCTTCCCGGCTTTCCGCATGCCTGCACACCAGAATATTTCCTCGAATGCCTTGTCGGTTTCTTCATGACGGTCAGGTGATTTTTCACACTCCGTCCGAACACTTTCGGACATAGTGTTTTTATTATTTCTTTTTTCTTTTGTAATAGTTTCTTTTGTGTGTCCCTGTTTTGGTGACAGCGCTGTCACCGTTTTGGTGACACTTTTTGTCACCAATGCAGTGACATTATCACCAGAGTAGTGACACCCTTCGATTTGCCATTCCTCGATGTTCTTGTTAGGCCCGATTTGCTGGCCTTCGCGAAGGATAACCTTCATCGCGATAAGCTCATTCTTGGCCTTGTTTACCTTCTGTCTTGGCAGCCTGGTAATTTGAGCTAACTGACTATCAGAGATGCGATCCATCTTTTTACCGTATCCGTATGTTTTACGGCATATGGCGTGGGCAACCTTGCTCTGATTTTTCGTTAAATCTGCGCCGATAAGCTCTTCATACAGGGCATTTGCAAGACGGGTATAACCATCTTCAACTTCTGCCACACGACGCTCCACAGGCCGTTGTGAAGGCCTTAAATGTGTTACGGTTGCAAGATTACTCATGACCTTTCTCCTTCTGCATCAGCTTCACTTTTTCCAACTCAGCCCGGAATCGACCAGGCTGCTTGAAGCTGGACAGGAAGCGATCACGTAGTATGTGTTTGTGAATTTTGTCCTGGTAAGGACTGAGTTGTTTTGTCATAATTACTCCTGTGGATTGATCCAGTCTTTCTACATCAGGCCTCGAAGAATTCGCCGTTCTTCGGGGCTTTTTCTTTTGTCAGGTAATCGGCAAGCCGCTTAGTCAATTCAGCCATTTCATCGTCTTCGATTCCGTATTCCAGAACAGCAAGCATCATGCTTACCTGCGAGAAGAAACCATTCTTCCATCGGCTTACCTGATATTCAGGAACCCCCATTGCTCGAGCGAATGTCTTCTGCCCCATCAGTGCCAGTTTGTTCAGCAAGGCCGACTCGATGCGAGCCGCTTTCTTGCTTTTAGTTGCAATAGTACCCATAGATAATTTCCTTAATAATTAGATAGAGTTGGCTTCGCAAAGAAACGCAAAACCATAGAGATTTGTTTCTGGTAATGCCCTTTTTCAGGGCGGGGATGTGTAAGAGCGTTAATAACTTAAGCGGCCATTAATTCAGGCCAGATGCTTTCCCAATCAACCGGATGAAGATCTTTGCGAGTCACTTCACCATTGCTGAACTTCTCAATCAGAACACAAAGTGCTGCGCCCAATTCATGATTACGGCTAAGTGCTTTCCTCAAATAGCCGATAGAAGTTCCGCACTTGGTGGCAAATTCTCTCTGCTCTTCCAGTGAAAGGGAGTTCAGATACAAGCGGAGTTCTTCCATTTGCTATCTCCTTCCCGTTGTTGAATAAGATGAGTTTACCTGTAGGTAAAAAGTAAATCAATACCCATAGGTTATTTACCGGCAGGTAATCAAAGATAGAATTAAATCATGGATAAATACGAACAAAGACGACTAAGGCTGATAGAGATAAGAGACCGATTCTGTAATGGAAAGGCCTCAGAGTTGGCTCGTCGAATAGAAAGGGAACCATCATACGTTTCCAGAATGCTGTATCCGGAAGGAAAAAGCGGAAAAAAACGCATTGCTGACGATATGATGGAACTAATTGAAAAATCTTTTAATCTCCCACGCGGATGGATGGACATGCTTGCAGATGGTAAAGCTGGAGCTACAGACCATCTTGAGTTTGCGGGTAACGTTCGTGCGGGTTTTGTTCCGGTAATTGGTGAAGCCGTTTTGGGAGTTGATGGCTCAGTGGATATGATTGAATTCAGATCCGGTTGGTTAAGCATCTACAGCGGCGATAAAGATGCTTACGGTCTGAAGGTTAAGGGTGACAGCATGTGGCCAAGGATTCAATCAGGAGAATATGTTGTTATTGAACCAAATACGCCAGTACATCCAGGTGATGAAGTCTTTGTAAGGACCAAAGACGGTCACAACATGATAAAGATCATGAACAAAACAAGAGACGGTGATTATCAGTTTAGTAGCATAAACAGTGATCACCGCCCAATCACTCTTCCTGTTGAAGAAGTTGATAAAATGCATTTTGTCTCAGCTATTGTGAAACACACCAGGTACGTAGACCAGGACGATCTGCCAAAAGTTTGAGGATAAAGCAGCAAGTGTTTATACCCGGCATAGTAGTCGCTGTTGTAATCATCTGCTTCATATGGGCAAAGTTATCTCCTGTAAGCTCTAAGCATACAGCTGAACTCATGAAGAAGAAGCATCTTATACATGAGGCAGAATCGATAATTAAAAAGTTCAAAGGCATGTCATACGACGACATGTCATCAGAGCAGATTGCTATGTATAAATGCGCCATTGAGCGTCTTGACTACTTAAACGGACTCAAACCCAAACACACCCTAGTAGAATCAAAATTGCCGCAATGGCCAAGCAATCCAAATAGCTTCTGACATCTCCTTTCAGCCCGCAAAGCGGGCTTTTTTATATCAATCCAAAAAATTAATTACCTGAAAATTCAAGCAGGTAAACTCTTACATCAATTTTATTTACCTATAGGTATAGACAACTGCTTTACCTGTAGGTATATTTTAGGCCATCAGCAGGACGCACTAACCACCATGAAGGTGATGCTCTTAAAAATTAAGCCCTGAAGAAGGGCAGCATTCAAAGCAGAAGGCTTTGGGGTGTGGTGAAGCCAGCTAGTCACTGGCAAGTGCTTACCTACTGTTGAGCGGTGAAGCGCTCCCAACGCTAGCAATAGCGTGGACGAGATGGGGAGCCGCGGGCGATAAGGCCGCCATAACGCGCACGTTGTCGCATGGAAAAATCGCTGGGGTGCCGGTTATACCCCTCCGAATGAGACTCAACAAGCTGGAGCTAGACTACCAGCCACCACACCACCAAAGCTAACTGACAGGAGAATCCAGATGGATGCACAAACACGCCGCCGCGAACGTCGCGCAGAGAAACAGGCTCAATGGAAAGCAGCAAATCCCCTGTTAGTTGGGGTAAGCGCAAAACCAGTTAACCGCCCTATTCTCTCGCTGAATCGCAAACCGAAATCACGAGTAGAAAGCGCACTGAATCCGATAGACCTTACGGTGCTGGCTGAATACCACGAACAGATTGAAAGCAACCTGCAACGTATTGAGCGCAAGAATCAGCGCACATGGTACAGCAAGCCACGCAGTGAAATGGGTGTGACTTGTGTTGGTCGCCAGAAAATAAAATTAGGCAGCAAACCACTTATTTGAGGTGATATATGGAACGTAAATTTGAAATTTGGTTGGATTCCGGCGCAAACTTCATTCTTGCAAAAAGACAGTTGTAACACTCGGTGATCTTGGCTTATCCGAGAATGAGTGGGATGAAATGGATCGGGACGAAAAAGACGAAAACATGCGTGATGTAGCATTTGAAACGCTTGATTGGGGATGAAAGGAAATTTAAGTGATGGCCGCATAGTCGGCCTTTATTTTTGGCATAAACAACAGAGGCTAACATGGAATTTAAAGGTACTGAAGGTAAGTGGGAAATAATGATGGATGGCGATGAGATTAAAATCATCCAGGCAGACTCACTTGAAAATGGCGCAGGCTGGCGTTCGTATATTGCAATCTGTGAGGAAGTTCAATGCATTGAAGATGCCAATCTAATAGCGGCAGCACCTGACCTTCTCGAAGCACTTCAGTTATTACTTAAGCAAACCAAAAATAGAACAACGACAACATATCCAGAATGGTATGGAACTGTTAATAAAGGTCTTGCAGCAATCAGAAAAGCTCTTGGGGAAGAATGATGAATAAGAAATACATTGTTGAAGTTATAGAGCGAGAAACAAAAGAAGTAATTAAACATTTCGAATTTGATAATTATAGAAAAGCTGACCGCGTAGAAGAAGGATTGTTGCGACAAAGTAATCTCGAAAAATTTGATGTTGTCATGCGATGCGAATAAGCGCCTATAGCAGATTTACGAGTCTGCTATGTGAGCAATGTCGCTCGTAACTAAACAGGAGCCGACTTGTTCTGATTATTGGAAATCTTCTTTGCCCTCTAATGTGAGGGCAATTTTTTTGATGGAGGATATATGAGTGAAGTAACAGATTTAGTTGTTATTGAAAAAGCAAATGCAATGACTGTATTTCAGTCTGCCGACCAGATTGAAGAAATCCTTCAAAAGGTTGAACGTGAAGTTATGTCCTTTGTGCCTGATATCACAACGGCAAAGGGCAGAAAGGAGATCGCTTCTCTGGCGTATAAAGTTGCGCAGACGAAAACATATCTCGATGGTCTTGGCAAAGACCTTGTTGCTGAACTTAAGGAAATTCCAAAGCTAATTGATGCCAACCGCAAGACAGTGCGTGATCGCCTTGATGAACTGAAAGCCAAGGCGCGCCAGCCTCTTACTGATTATGAGGAGGAGCAGGCGCGGATTAAAGCCGAAGAAGAAGCTAAGGCAGCAGCTGAAGCTCTCGCAAAGCAAATTGAGTCTGACCATGAAATAGCGATTTTGATGGATCGCGAATTTGACCGCCAAAGAGAAGAGGCAAGACTCAAAGCGGAGCAGGAAAAGCGAGAGCATGAAGAACGCTTAAAAAGAGAAGCTGAAGAGAAAGCCAGATCTGAAGCCGAAGCAAAGGCAAAAGCCGAAATTGAAGCAGCAGCAAGGCGAGAAGCAGAAGCTAAGGCCGCAGCGGAACGTGCAGAGCGTGAACGCATTGAAGCCGAGCAACGAGCACAGCGCGAAGCAAAAGAGGCAGCAGAACGAGCTGAAAGAGAAAAGCAGGCGGCAATTGAAGCAGAACGCCGAAAAGCACAGGAGGAGGCTGAACGAATCCGGCGCGAGGCTGAAGCAAAAGAGCAAGCCAGAATAGCAGAAGAAAAAAGAATCAAGGACGAAGAAGAGCGTAGAGCAAAGGATAAAGCTCACCGGAAAGAAGTAAATAACAAAATACTTGCTGACCTTATCAAGGTTGGCGCATCAGAAGATGTTGCTAAAAATATCATAACAGCCATCGTAAAAGGCGAAGTATTCGCAACAAAAATAACCTACTAATAAAACCAACATAAGGAACCACCCATGATTTACGCAATCGCGGGAGGCGCTCGCATGGGTGCCTTCCAATTAAATGAATCTTTACTTGAACGAATCACCCGTAAATTACGTGACGGATGGAAAAGAGTTGAGGTCTTATTATGCGCAATGAAATAGCCATCAATCACCAGATGCTTCGTGCTGCACAGAACAAAGCAGTAATAGCCAGATTTATTGGTGATTCAAAAATGTGGCTTGAAGCAAATAAAGCGATGAAATCAGCTATCAACCTTCAGTGGTATCGCAGGAAATGAGTTTTACAGATAACTGGTCAGACGAAGAATTCATTCGTCAGATGAAAGAATTAATCGGTAACGAAGGAGATATTCATGTCACTTGCAACCACAGTGAAGGAGAGCAAGTTACAGAGACGCATGTACACGCAGCAGGCGTTAATGTATCGCCAGAAGGGAGATCGTGAAGGTGTTCGCGTATTTTTAAATGCGGCAAAGACTGAAGTATTAAATCAGCGTTATTTCCTTGGGCCATGTCCATTCTGAGAACAATCATATGAGCAAAGAATTTTACGCAAGACTGGCAGCTATTCAGGAAAATCTGAACGCGCCAAAGAATCAGTACAACTCATTCGGAAAATATAAATACAGAAGCTGCGAAGACATTCTTGAAGGCGTTAAGCCGTTACTGAATGGCCTGTTTTTATCAATCAGCGATGAAGTTGTGTTGATTGGTGATCGGTATTACGTGAAAGCCACGGCAACTATTACCGATGGCGAAAACAGTCATACGGCAACCGCTCTTGCACGAGAGGAAGAAAGCAAGAAAGGGATGGATTCTGCACAAGTTACGGGAGCTACAAGCTCTTATGCACGCAAGTATTGCCTCAATGGTTTGTTCGGCATTGATGATGCGAAAGATGCAGATACAGACGAGCATAAACATCAGCAGAACGCAGTAGCAAAGCAATCAAAACCATCACCTACACCTGAACAGGTTCTAAAAGCATTCACTGACGCAGCAATGCAGAAAAACACCGTGGAAGAGCTTAAACAGGCGTTCGCCAAAGCGTGGAAGATGCTCGAAGGAACACCGGAGCAGCACAAAGCGCAGGACGTTTACAACATCAGACGAGACGAATTAGAAGGAGCGGCTGCTTAATGGCACATTCGATTACTGTAAGACTAAACAAACCCGCAAGAGAGTTTCAGGCCGGGGAAAATATCGGATTCAACATCCGTGCTGGCGTTCAGTATTACGATCGCCAGACAAAAAAGAAAGAATGGACAAACTACAGCGCCGTTGTATTTGCCAAGCCAGGAGCGCAAGCGGATTACTACCGTAGTGTTCTTGTTGAAGGTGGCATTGTGGAAATTACCGGAGAAAACATCAGGGTTGATGTTTATCAGGGGCAAAATGGTCAATCAATCACTCTTGAATTACTGAATGCAAAGATTGGATTTGCAACTTCAGGAAACAGCCAACAGCAGCAAAGTAGCAATCATCAAAATCATCCTGAATACGACGATTCAATTCCCTTCTAAAGTAGCAAAATAAGGATTCCATTATGCCAGCGCCTCTGTATGGTGCGGATGACCCGCGCCGCTGTTCCGGCAAATCCGTATCGGAGGTGCTGGATAAATTCAGGAAAAACTACGACCAGATAATGTCTCTACCGCAGGAAACGAAAGATGAAAAGGAATTTCGCCATTGTATATGGCTTGCAGAGAAAGAAGAACGCGAGCGAATTTACCAGACATCAATCCGACCATTCCGCAAAGCCACATATACCCACTTCCCTGAAATTGACCCGCGCCTGCGTAATTACCGCTCACGCTATGGCGCTATCAGTAATGACTGAGGAATTTACCATGAGAGGACTTGCATACAATCCCGGCATTCTTCCGGCAGAAATGATTATTCGCCAACGCGTAAAGCCAATGCCATCGAGAGAGGAATTGCTTAAGAGAAATAGTTTCGGTTCTGTTAATGACAACAAATATCTGAATGCGATGTGGCGCAAAGGAGGCAACCAGTGAGCAAGATTGACTATCAGGTACTGCGTGAGGCAGCAGTAGCAATTGAAACAGTAGCAACACCTCAAAAATTGCTGGCATTTCGTATGAAAGTCACACCTCAGGTTGTGCTGGCTCTACTGGATGAACGAGATGCATTAAATGAACGCCTAGCCGAACTGGAGGCTGATTTAGCAGGGCTGGCCGAAGACCACCAGAAAGCGACTGAGTCAATTAAGCAGGCTGATGCAGCTGTTAAGTTGGCACACGAGAAGTTTTCGGCGCTGGCGGCGGAGAATGCGATGTTGAAGCAACGGACACAGCAACTTATCGACATCATTAGTAATACTGACAATGACTACTGCATGTGTGGTTCTGCTATGAAAGACCACGTGCACAGCGGATGTGGTTATCCTACTGGCATGTTCTATTATTACTACAACCAGTGGCTGGAGTCAGATAACAAAACCCCAGCCACCGACGCTTTCCTGGCTGAAGCGCGGGCGCATGACCTCAACGCTTTCATTCGGCATCACAGTGCAGAACTGGATGCGCATATTAAAAACGGTGGTGAGCAGTTCGACGAAAAATCAGTACGCATCAGAGACATCATCGTCTCAGCCCGCTTGTTCAGGGAGCAGATTCGCAAGGAGGCAGCCCAATGAGCAACATCGACAAACAGGCGCTGCGTGAAATCGCAGCGGCAGCAGTTGGCGCACATGAGCGCCTTAGTGTTATGCCGCCTGATGACATTTTCGATATCTCACTGGCAGAAGGAACTCAGCTTGATGCAGATATCACTGCCTTGAACGCGCTGAACTCCGCAGCAAACCCCACTACCGTGCTGGCGCTTCTGGATGAGCTGGAGAAGATGCAGGCGCAATCGTCAAAATGGTGCGAAGCCTTCCATAAAGCCGTTTCCGTTGGCGCTCGGTATGAGGAGCGTATTGCTAAACTGGAAGCGAAGCTCGATAGCGCAGATAAATTGCAAGATAGCGCATTTCGTCATGGTCTTCAGCATGGCTTCAGTTTAGGTCAAACGGATAATCAGGCTGGATTTGAAGAGTGCTTATCTGCCTATGGCACCGGTAAAGGAGAGTGAATGTGAAAAATTATCTCAGCAATTTAGCCAGCATGCTTCAGGGGATTGCAGGTGTCATTTCAGACGGCGAGCGGGTGCAGAAAGAGTGCCCTGCGCACTTAAAGTCAGCACTACTCGAGGCTTCTCACGCGCTAGATGGTCAATCGGTCAGGGTCAATTATCCGCCTAATGGAAAGCCTGAAATTGTTAATGCCCGCGGACACCATCGACCGCTTACCTTCCGGGAACGAGTGGCAATCCGCTTACTTGGTGGCAGGACGGAGATTCGCCCATGAGCACTATTATCAAAGAATTCACCAAAGAGCAGTTACAGCAAATTATCGAAACTGACCACGTTCAATGTGGTGAGGCTTCGGCGCTGGCGCGTATCGCGCTGGCATCGCTCGAAGCGGAGGCTGTGCATCAAGTCTACGGCAACAGCGATGATACCTGGTCTGACGTAGACGAGGATGAAATGATTCGCCTTAGCAGCGACGGTGAGGACACTCGTACTCTCTACACCGCCCCGCCAGCGCCGGCATCTGTGCCTGATTTGAAACCAGTTGGCTTTTTATTCGTGTCCGATGATGGCGCAGTTGCTTATTCTCCTGCTGGCTGCCCCATGAAAGGATTTAATCTAATCGGTCCGATTTACGGTGATGTGAACGCCTGCCGCGCCGCCATGCTTCAGTCCGATGGTACCCTCACCAATGAAGGTACCATGCAGTTGTCCGGTAATTCCGAACAAATCGAACCCGTAAGTAATCGTGATGAGTTGCCGTTGGACTATCTGCAAGGTCACAAAGACGGCCTTGAATGGGCGGCGCAACTGGCAGAGGCCAATCATCCGCAAACAGGTGACTGGTTATACGACGACCCAATCGATCTTGCCAGGGCGATTCGCAAAGGTCCGGATATGCCTACTGTTCAGGCTGGCAACTCTCCGGTAACTCCGGATGGTTCAGCTAACATATTGCGGCGCTGGTTAGCATTTGGTCGCGCAATGCAAAGTTCTGGCAGTCAGTTACCTCGCCACCTGATTGCAGAAACCGAGTCCATGCTCGCAGCAGCACCGCAGCAGGAGGTGAAGTGAGTATGAGTGCATCACTTATAACCGCCTTCAATCAAAGTGCAAATCCAAGCAATGAGCAGGTTGTTGTGTTCGGCTGGATTGCTGAGTATTTCGAAAGCATTTTCGACGATGAATCCGCTAGGTATTGCAGGAATATTTCTGAATCACTCAAAAATCAGGTTTCTGCTCAACAGGAGGTGAAGTCGTGAGCAAGCACATCATCAAATATGACTATCGAGAGGGAGTTAAACTCCCTAAGCACGAGATTGAGACATGGTGCGGTCATCGGCCAGGGTCATTCGAATGGCTTTTTCAGGATGCTCAGCATGCGCTATTGAGCATTGAGCAGGGAACGCTGCTTGTTCCTTGCAAGAATTGTCTGGCAGCAATCATCAAAACGGCGCAGGTGGTGAAGTGATGGACTCCTTCGCGAAATATACGATCATTGACTGGATAGCATTCCTTCAGGTTTTGCTCATCTGGTTTTATATGGCTTACAGGAGTGGGCAGTGGATTGTCAACATGGCCTGTAGCAGGGGATGGCGTTGGTGGAACCGAAAGAATAAAAAAGCACTGGCATTGGATTCGTTTTACGAAGCATTCAATCTTAACAGCCTTCAGCCTGGTTCTGTCATTGTAGTCACCACTCAAAGCGGCATGACCATTCAGATTCATAAACCAAAAGAGGAAAAATGATGTGGCCTATATGTGTTAATTGCGGACGGATGTGCCTATCTGGATGGTGCCGAAAGTGCGACAAATGCACGAAGCAAAGACAATAACAATCCTCGCACTCGCGGGGATTTCTTTTATCTGAACTCGCTACGGCGGGTTTTGTTTTATGGAGATGATAAATGCACTTTCGAGTCACAGGTGAATGGAATGGAGAACCATTCAACAGGGTTATCGAAGCAGAGGACTTCAACGACTGCTATGACCACTGGATGATATGGGCGCAGATAGCACATGCAGACGTAACCAATATTCGAATTGAAGAACTGAAAGAACACAAAACCGCCTGATGGCGGTTTTTTTATTGGAGACAAGAAATGTCAGATTTGGCTATGAAGGTTTTGAAATGGCAATCGACTGGCGATGTCGGCATCAGTAGCGCAACTCTTGCCTCAATCGCATGTGGACTGAAAAAGAATATCTATGGTCATCACTTCGGCGCTCCACATGATGCAGCCGATTTCCGACGATGCGTTGCACTTGTTGAGCAGATTCCAGAAATCAGGGATTCATTCGACAAGGTTGCAAAGCGCGTTCCGGCATTCAAAGGCATCCTCAACGAATGGGATTCTCTCGTTGCTCTGTTGAAGTCTGAAATGAAGATACACGGAAACAAAGCACCAGAGACTTACAGAAGAATCAGCGAGTTACGCAAGGACTAACCACAGCCTCACACTCGATGAGGCCTGTTCATTTCTCAAGATATCCAGACCTACCGCAATAATACCAACTCAATAAATGGAGATTCCAAGTGGAAGAAGAAATCTTCACTCGTGAAGAGGCAGCATCGTATCTGAAGGTAGACAAAGGCACTATCACGCAGTGGATACGAAGTGGACGACTTCAGGCCGCAAAGATAAATCCAGATAAACCTAAAAGTCCATATCGCATTTGCAAGTCAGACTGCATTGCGGCGCTTAAGTCTGTAAGACACAATAGCGCGGTGAATGCGGTTGATGTGCAGGAGGTTAAAGCATGTCAATCAAACTACGCGGTGGCACGTGGCACTGTGATTTCGTCGCGCCAGATGGATCAAGAGTTAGACGCTCTCTTGAAACATCGGACAAAAGGCAAGCGCAAGAACTTCACGATCGTCTGAAAGCAGAAGCGTGGAGAGTAAAAAATCTCGGGGAATCACCGAAAAAGCTATTCAAGGAAGCCTGTATACGGTGGCTGCGTGAGAAATCGGATAAGAAGTCCATTGATGATGACAAGAGCATTATATCGTTCTGGATGTTGCACTTCAGAGAAACCATTCTCTCTGACATAACAACAGAAAAAATAATGGAGGCGGTAGACGGGATGGAAAACCGCCGCCATCGCCTGAACTGGGAAATGAGCCGGGACAGGTGTTTGCGGCTTGGCAAGCCAGTGCCGGAGTATAAACCAAAGCTGGCAAGCAAAGGAACGAAGACGCGGCATCTGGCAATACTTCGCGCTATTCTCAATATGGCTGTTGAATGGGGATGGCTTGACAGGGCGCCCAAAATATCAACACCACGCGTTAAGAATGGACGAATCAGATGGCTTACAGAGGAGGAATCGAAGCGCCTGTTTGCAGAAATTGCTCCTCATTTCTTCCCTGTGGTCATGTTTGCAATCACGACAGGCCTTCGCCGTTCCAACGTTACAGACCTTGAGTGGTCACAGGTCGATCTGGATAAGAAAATGGCATGGATGCACCCTGATGAAACAAAAGCTGGCAATGCGATCGGAGTTCCTCTTAACGAAACCGCATGCCAGATATTAAGAAAACAGCAGGGGCTCCATAAGAGATGGGTGTTTGTCCACACCAAACCTGCCTACCGAAGCGACGGAACAAAAACAGCAGCGATAAGGAAGATGAGAACCGACAGCAACAAGGCATGGAAGGGAGCGTTAAAGCGGGCAGGCATTAGCAACTTCCGCTTCCATGACCTGAGGCATACTTGGGCAAGCTGGCTGGTTCAGTCCGGTGTCTCTCTTCTTGCACTTAAAGAGATGGGAGGATGGGAAACTCTCGAAATGGTTCAAAGATACGCCCACCTTTCAGCCGGGCATCTCACCGAGCACGCGAGCAAAATCGATGCGATTATAAGTCGCAATGGCACAAATACGGCACAAGAGGAGAACGTGGTTTACTTAAATGCGAGGTAACTCATTGATTTAAATGGTGCCGATAATAGGAGTCGAACCTACGACCTTCGCATTACGAATCTGTAGCACCAATCATAACTATCTGTTTTAGCAAGCATTAACCGCATTCACTAAGCTATAGTTGATGGCACAAACAGAAAGTTGATGCATGATGTTGCCATATATATGTCACAAATACGGCACAACGATCTTCAAACATATAGCCACACATTCACAGAAGAGCACAAAGCCTTGCAATCCAGTGCAAGGCTTTGTGCGTATCAGTTTTGTCCTGTGCGCCGGATGTCATCTGGCCTGAACTTCCGGAGGCGTAGGCCATTCAATATCCGGTGCGCTGGCGGTATCAACGCCCTCCAGCGCATCCAGATAATCAAGCCAGGCATTATATTGTTCTTTTTCTGCGTCCTTCAGGCGACCCATTGCTGCTTTACCAGGCCATTGCTTACCATTCATAAAGTCATTGGCCTGGCTAATCAGCGCCTGTAGTTTTGTTGCCGCCACAGAAATATCATATGCGCGCTGAGCTTCTGGATCGGCAACCCATTTATTACCATCCCATTTATCAAACTTTGTAGTTGGTGCTTCAAAAGTAAAGCCTTCACGCAACGGTCCAATATATTCGATAGTCACCGGCTTCCCGTTACTGGTGGTGTATGCTGTTTCTCCACGATGGTCTTCTTTAAGCACCCACTCAGATCCAGAAAAAATAAATACCTTCCCTCCTGCTTCGGCCCCTGGTTCTATCGCCGTAGAGCATCCGGGCATACTGACACCGATGTTAATAAACTCGTCAGACCATCCCATATATTCAGAAGTCACAGCGTCGTAGTAATAACAGCGGATTTCACCCGGTTCTGTTGCCAGTCCGTTTACATCGAAAACAGGTTTCATTATTTAGCCCTTACAAGAAAGTTGAATGCAATATTTCGCGGTCTGACAGCAACAAAATTCACACCACCACCCGCAGGGTTACTGGTGAAATTAAATCGTGAAAATCCTGGCTGATTTCCGACGATGCCATCATGAAAGTTAATTGCGTGTCCAGCACCTACGCCTATATTCCCGGCAAACTGAGAAAAGTTTGTAGCTTCCTGCCAGCTTAATAATTCGCGACCACCATCTGCACCTCGCCCGTCATCCCAGACACGAATGAAATCACCGCGGGCTTCAGGTAATACCAGCGAAGGAAACACTTTCGCCAGCACAGGATAATCAGTGGCAGAGAATTTCGCGCCGTTGAACTTCAAAAACACCATACTGGACCAGCTGTCGATTACAGTATTTGGCATTGCAGCGGACGGCCAGAAGAACGGAACGCCAATAGCTGGAGAACCTTCTCCCAAACCAAGGTTTGTGCGAGCGCCTGCGGCATTCGTTGCGCCGGTACCACCTTGATTAACCGGCAAAGCTCCGTTGCTCCCCTTCTGCAGTAATTTCCCAAGAGCCGGGATTGATAAACTGGTGCCATTGATCGTAACGGTAATGTTCTGGTTGGCTGAGGTTGTGGCGAACGTCTCCCACGCACCAATATTCTCGTCATACTCCTTGATAAGCTGCGACATGGCCAGCGCCAGCCCATCAACCGAGATATTGTCTGATACCAGAATGCCGTACTTCTGGCCGCTCAGCGCCGGTGATGCAGCAGGCGTAACCGTCATTGACGTGGCGCTGTTCACGGATGAAATCTGAAACAGCTGCACCGGGTTAGACATCACGATAATCGTCTGGCCAGCGCGGACCTGGCTGGCCGGTTCCGTCCAGTTTGTACCCGTCCCGGTGGCGGTATTTCCATTAATGGCGATGGTGCCGGTGTTATAAAGCATATTTTCTCCAGGCAATAAAAAAACCCCGCCGGAGCGAGGTTTATGTTTAAGCGTAGTGGGTTATTTGCAGGTTGTTTCGGTAAATGTATTCGCACTTACCCAGCGCCAGCTGAAAGGATATCCAGCCCGGTACTGCGTCTGGTTGTTTTGTTTACGCACACCGTAAATCTGAACCGTAGTTTCCTGACCGCCAACGATTGCAGTGCCGCTGCAAACTGGTTCCTGTTTCTCAATTACGCCAGCGCATCCTGTAAGCATGACAGCGCCTGCCATGCAGATAATCAGTTTTCTCATTTTGATAGTATCCAGAGGAATTCAGTATCTTAGACGATACCAATACAATTCTGGTGGGTATAATTGATTGGATAGATCAATATTATGTTATTGATCGCTAAAAACGATCAATCAATCATAGGCCGCTGTATTTATGGCGGTTAATGAAATGCCAGTATTCGTTCCCCCTCCAGGTGAACCTGCCCCAGTGGAGGTCCCCCCTGCGTTTATCCTCGTATTGGCCCCGTCAAACCTGCATGAAGAATAAGCATTTATCGTGTAGATAGTCGGAGGCTTGGTTGAATTATTCACAATGATGGTCTGACCCAACTGAGCAGGCGCAACAGCCCATGACCCGCTCAGCGTCTGGTCAATATTAATCCCGCCGCTTGCACCTGGCGTGCCCACTGTTTGCAGATCAGAAAGCACCCTTGATTCGTTCGTCAGAACAAGCTTCCCGGAGGCATCCCAGATAGCAAATCCCCACGCGGGAAGTGTTTGCGGAAAAATTGCAAATACATATGCTGTCAGCGTAAAGCCCTGGTTATAGGGATTTACGCCACTAATATAGACATTTCCTCCAATCCGATATGAAATGACCGGGGTCGGCTGCGCAGTATTAGTCGTTTTTATGAAGACCATTGCCGGATAATCGTCAGGAACCGAAAGATATTGCGCCACCTGCTGAGAGCTGCCATTAGCTGAGGAATTGAAGGAGTATTTTCCGTAGAGGCAGAAAGGCGTTGATTGTGGTGTAACAAAGGGATTGCCGTTCTCCATTAATATCATTGCGCCAAAGTCAGACACTATACTTTCTCCATGAAAACGATCACCTCACACTTAGAGGCCGGGTAATTACCTAGGCCTACAGAAGAGGCAGCGGTTACGGTTATTGTGTTCCCTGACGCGACAATGCGCCTCCCTACGCTGTTTCCACCTTCATCAAGTGAGAGCACAAAGCCGACCTTCATTCCTGAGGGCATCGCGAAAGACCAACTGCCGGAGTTTTGTCCGGCAGCCAGCTGTATACGCCCAACAACTGAAACTGGCTTGATACCGTAGTTGTTGGGTTTACCCGACGCATCCCATGTTTGTATACCCCATGACATCAAAACACCCCTGTAAGTTTGCCGATTTGCACGCGGAGCACGCCATTTGAATCCCTGATACTGTCAGTGACATTGGTGGATTTTCTTGCTCCCTGACCGTCGCTGCCGCAGTTTTCCCAGGTGCCCCCCTTATCAAGTTTCCAGCCTGCAGAGCCAGCCACATAGTTATTCGACTGGATATAGTTACCGATTTTGGCGTTCTCAATGGTACCGTCCTGAATGAAGCTGGCCCTGATGAACGTCTGACCATTCTGGATCACAAATGGTAACGCCACGCTGTTTCCGGCAGCAGTGGTAACAGCAAATCGGTCGGCCAGGAATATTACCTGTGACTGCATGCCGGAGGGTGTATTCTGAACCCCAATCCCCATCCCGGCAGCGTAATACTGCCCGTTACTGGTTACGCCAACCTTGATGTTATACATCGCGCTGAGGTCGCCATTAACGTTGGCTATCGCCTGAGCATTAGTGGTGATGGCTGAGGTATGCCCGTTCACGGTCGCCGTGATGCCGTTTATCTGCGTGGCCGTTGCCTGCTGATAGTCGGAGAACGTCTGATTCAGGCTGTTTATGGATGCCTTGTTGCCGTTAACGTCCGTCTGCAGGCTCAGCAGCGAGCGCGCCGTTGCCTGCTGATAGTCGGAGAACGTCTGATTCAGGCTGTTTATGGATGCCTTGTTGCCGTTAACGTCCGTCTGCAGGCTCAGCAGCGAGCGCGCCGTTGCCTCCCTGTCGTTGACAATCACCTCATCAATACGGTCCAGATTCGCGCTGTTGCCGGCGACCGATGCAGAAAGGGTTTTACGCGTGGCCACCTGAGCGAGGTTGGCCTGGATTATCGCAATTGCAGAGTTCTTCACCCCGCCCGTCATGCCGTCCATAGAAACGCTGATGTTGTCGATTCGCTGGCCCAGGGCGGTATCAGCCGTCGCAACGGTCTGCTCAAGCTGACTGAGTGAAGACGAAACATTCCCGACCGTGCTGGAAAGCTCATTAACGCTGGTCTGAACCTTCCCTACGTCCTGGGCATTTTTGGCGATATCTTTCGCTTGCTGCTCCAGTTCGTCGTTAGCCTGTTTGATATCGTTAGCCATGCCAGCAATTTTTTCGTTGCTGTCCACCGCGTTCTCGATCAGGTCTTTGAACGTTTCCGACTCTTTCATATCCTCCAGAATGTCATTGGTTATTTCGCTGACATCTATCGAGGACGTGCCCATGATCCAGTCGGTCCAGTCCCCGGCGTTACCGATACGGTCAATCAGGCGCGCGCGGTACCACTGGCGAACGCCGGCAGGCATGGGGCCATGCTGATAATCTGCAGCCGGGTACGGCACCAGGACCAGCAGTTCAGGATTGGCGTAGTCGGCAGTTGTGGCGCGCTGAATCTCTGTATAGGCCGTGTCGCCTGAGCCATCCGGAAATTTCCATGTCAGGTCGATATGCCAGACCACATCTTCGGTCGCCAGGAAGTTGAGCGGAGTACCCGGTTTTCCCGTTTTACCGGAGAGATAAGTTGTTTCACCGTATCCCCATGGTGACGACGTATCCTGCGCATTCAGTGCCCGTACGCGCACGTCATAGCTGCCCGAATAAATGCCCTGAACCGAGAAACCCTGCGCGCTGGTAACCGGAACGTTTATCCAGTCCCCGTTGTCCTTACGCCACTGGGCAACATACCGGATTGCGCCCTCTACCTTATCCCATGACACGTCCAGGCTTGCTACAGTCAGCCCCTGAGACACATGATCGCTCTCAGTCACCACGATATTCTTCGGAGCAGACAGGACGCTTATCGGCGTGACGGTGATCGGGGGAGACTCGACCCGAACGCCGTCATCGATGTAACGATATTTGTTTGGATCGTGCTGAACGGCCGTAATAGTGAAACCGCCTGTGCTGTCGTCGTTAGCCGCGATTGAGGTGACCCTGAAGTACTGTATTGCGAGGTTATCACTGTCTATCGCCCAGACAGCGCCAGCCACAGGAACCTGACTGAATGCCGTAGCCACCGTCACCGTTTTTTTATCGGCGCTCACCGCGCTGATTGTCCGCGTCTGGGCTTTTCCGTCGGGAAGGTTAACCACCAGCCGGTCTTTCGCCGCGTAGTCTATTTCTCGATCAAGGGTAATCTGGCGGCCGTTGACCGCGCTTATGCGGCCCCCGTTCTCCTTACCAGAACGGAAAGGATCGGCGACACCGATAATTTCAGCGGGCAAAGGGATATAACCGTCCAACCCCACGCCAAACGATACGGTGCCGTCTTTGGCATTGGAGAGTAATACCCAGCGACCGCGCCGGTGCGCTTCACTTTGCGAGGTGCAGCCGATTGCGGTCAGGGACGTCTGCCGGACGTCGTAACGCTCTACCAGCGCCGAATCGTAGACCCCCTCAACGGTATCGCTGTAATGATTCTGCGGATCGGACCAGGACACCAGGCAGGAGCTGTAGCGATTCTTGTATGAGCCGCCCGCATAAGTAAACAGCCCATCGATAACGTTTGAGACGTTATAAACCCAGTCAACATCGTCCTGCGGGACGTCTGCCTGGACATAAATCTGATCGTTGCCCCAGAACGTTATTCCACGAAATACCGCGGCGAGATCGTTAAGTACCTGCCAGGCGTCCTCCTGGCTCTGAATGAAAACGTTGCAGGTGAAACGCGGTTCGGTGCCACCGGCCCCGTCGGAAACCATTTCGTCACAGTACTGGGCGATTGAATACAGCGCCCACTTATCCACCATGGACGCATCCACGCGCGTGCCCATGCCGTAAATTTCATCCAGAACCAGATCGTAAAAGATCCAGGCAGGGTTATTGGACCATGCCATTTTGAACCCGCCGGACCATGAACCAGAATAGGTTCGGGTTTTCGGATCGTAATTATCCGGAACCTTAATCAGCTTGCCTTTTATCTTACAGGTCACTTTCGGCGCGCTGCCGTTGAATTGGCTGCTGTCCACTTCGACATACAGGAGCGCTGTTAAAGGATAACGAAGCTTGCTGTCGATGACTTCCGCATACGAAAACACCTTGAAGGCGTTAACCAGTTTCGAATTTGATCCGCTGGCATCAGCCGTAATACGCCTGACCCTGACAGACCAGCCGGACGTGGATTTTGGCAGATCGATACGGTGGTCACGCTGATATTCCGTCTTGGTCTTTCCGTCAAACTTGCCGTTTACAACCGTTTTCCAGGCGCCGCCGTCCGTTGATAAATCGATCGCATACTCGGTGACCGTGCCCACCATATCGCCATTATCTTTATAGAGATACTGGACCGGAAGGCTGAGCTTGATACGGATGGCATCCAGGGAAAGGTTTGTAAACTGGCGCGTCCAGGGCGCGGTGGTGGTGACAGTTGTGCCCACGGCCAGCTCGTTGTCGACCTGGGGCATCCCGGCAATATAGGTCTGGTCCTGTGTGCCCTTGCGGAACTCCCATTTCACGCCGCTGAAGTTGTATTCCCCGCTGTCGTTTGCCAGCGGCGTATCGTTGAGAAAAATATTCTGAGCGGTCAGGTCGCCCTGTATTTCCCCCTCAGAAACGGCAATGAGCATTTTTAATTTTGCGACCGACAACAGATCGTCAGGCTGCTCAACAGGAGTATGTGAACTGCCACCTCCCCCTTTGGCACCCTGCAGGATGGTTTCTTGTTTAAGAAGCTGCATTTTTTCACCCATAAAAAAAGTGCCGAAGCACCTTTAAGTTAGTGGCCACAGGCCTACTGCTGATCGCTCGAGTACATACCGGCGCTGACTATCGCTCCCCCTGCCTCAGTCAGACCGTAGGCCAGGGGGACAGGATGCCCCATAGCGACGGTATTGACCGGCGCCCCGAAGGCGTAGTTAGGCGTGTTGTCCGTGCTGGAGGATTTACCCGCGCCGAAGGATGGCTGGGGCGTGAGCATCTGGACAACGCCCCCCAGCATCATCGACACTCCGACCCCTGTCAGAATTGACGTGGCGCTGATAGCTGTTGCACTCATCGCCGCGCCCCAGGCTGCCATGCTCGCACCAGCGGTAAAGAATGCAGCGACCAGCGCAACAGCCCCGACAACTATCTGCAGGACGCCTGAATTTTTGGCCCCCTCATAAACGGGCACGATCCGGTACACGCTTCCACCGCGGGTCATATCAAACTCTTCCAGCCCGATATTGTTGTCACCGTTAAAAAAGGCGAAACGGATCCCCTTCATATGAGCTTCCGACATATATTTTTTGAATCCGGGAACCTGTGAACACATGGCCCTGAGCATTTCGCGCAGATCGGCAACATCAAACTGAACGCGTTTACCGAATTTTTTAGCCATTTTCCCTTCGAGAATTAGCGTCTTAACCATGCATTCTGTCCTTATGCCTGACCACCCGGACCGTTCTGTCGCGATAATATTTTCCATAAGGCGTTCGCGAAGAAAGGTGCCCGAAAAGATGATGGAGAATGATGTTGTCACCCACATATACCGCGGCGTGATTAGTCACCGATGCCTGCACACTCATCATGATGATGTCCCCTGGCTGCATTGCACCAGCGGCAACCTCAACAAATCCCTCACGCTCCCAGTTGTCGTCGTAGAGCCGCTCCTCGCCGCTTTCCCACCATTCGTAAGGTACTGAATAATTGCCGAGAACAATGCCGTATTCGCGCAGATAAAATTCACGGATAAGCGACCAGCAGTCGGCGTAACCCAGCACCCACTGCCGCCCGGCATAATCCCGGTCTTCACGCGGGGAAATCGTACAAAAATCCCCGTCCGGCCAGGACATGATCCCCCACTCAATCCCCGACCAGTCGCACTGGATCCGGTCCAGCTCCGATGGCACCAGCCGAACCACATCCGGATGGGAATGAATGAGCATGATGATCTCACCGCGCGCGCGGGCAGCGAGCTGGTCTTCCGGGGAGAGCGTGAATGTCTCCTCGGGCTTATCGGCAATGTTGCGGCAGGGAATAAAGATTTGTTGCTGGCCTGACTGAACAATCAGGCCGCAGGCTTCTTTGGGGTATTCAGCAGCGACGTGCTGACGGATAGCATCCAGCAATTTTTCACGCATTTTATTTCCCCTGCAGGTTTGCAGCCGGAAAACCGCCGAACGGCAGCGGCGCGTCCGGGCCGTGACGATCCTGACAATCCTGCCGGCGGCCGCCACATACATCTTTCGACGGGTCATCGGTCGGTGTACCGTCTTTGGTAAAGTATTTCGTGCCGTTGTAATCGCATCCGGTCCCGCTTCGGTACCAGCCCCGCATACACCAGGTGCAGACAGGCGTAATCTGCCGTGTCGGCAGCTGCAGGCTCTGAATATCGAAAGGAGAACACAGCTCGAAATCAACCTGTACCCGCGTCTCTGCGGTTTTAGCATTGACGTAAAAGAGCTGTACGCGCTCATCGGCCGGGCTGGCACCCGGGTTACCGTTTTTCCAGTTGGCGGCATCGAGATACTTCGAAAGCGTGGTGTGGATTTTGACCTTAGCCCTGACCATATCGTCATATTCAAGACACAGCGCGGTGACATAGTTTCCGACGTTCCCGACGGACAGCGTGGGCGTTGGCTGGGAACCTGTACTCGATAACTCCATCCCCTTAAGTTCGTAGGGATGGGGATCGTACTGGTTTCCCTGCCAGATAATGGCGGGCAGATTTTCTGCGGCGAAGGCTGCCCACCCCTCTTCCTGAATATTGTGCGCATGAAAACGCAGCACCTGATCCATACCGAATTCAGTGCCGTCGATCTCAATCAGCTGAATAACGCTGCCGGGCTCAAGCTGTTGTATGTCTGCCGTAAAACTCATACTCCCCCCATAAAAAAAAGCCGCCCGGAGGCAGCTTTCAGTGTTTGTCGAGAAAATCAGGGCGCGAACGCCTGTTCAAAAGTGAAGGCCACAGTGGCTTTTTTCCCGGTAGGGAAAGAAACGCTGAACGAATCGGCCTTCATTCTGAACAACTTTTTTTCACCCCATGGCGTGGTCCACCAGAACGATTTAGTAACGTGAGACATCAGAAAAGCACGCAGCGCAGCCGCCTCCTGTCTGGTTCCAGTCCAGTCCAGATTCCACGTTTCCTGTTTGTCGTTGATTCCCATCCCTGCTATCTGTTTGTAGCCATCCCCGAACTGGGCCTGCAGCGTTCGGGCTGTTTCAGTGCCCTGCGCGGTTTTGCGCGTGCGCCAGGTAAATGTGTCCGTCACTGTGTCCTCCTCGAATAAAGCACGCCGCCTGCGGACATTTCTTTTTTCAGTCGCTCGGTGATTGTCTGCTGAACAATCGCCTGCAGCTGTTTCGCCGTCCCCGTGGCGTTCGCCTGATTTATGTTTCCGTCTCCCCCCTGCTGGCTGATGCTGACTGGGGCATAAACACTTATCCCCCCCATACCAGCACCGACTGCGCTCCCGCCGCCGACCAGACCACCCGAGGCATACCCGCGCATCAGGCGATAGAGATTAGCCACGCCGATGCGGCTGGTTGATTCTTTGGTGAAGACGAATTCCCCGCGGTGAACGATACCGGCTGGCTCGTACTTGCCGCCGTGCCCGGTAAAACCGCCCACGTCAAAACCCTGTGGCCGGTATGACGGGACCGCGAATGACTGACCGGCAGAGGAGGTTTTCGCCCCGCCGCTAACCCAGCCCATTGCACTCTGGATGGTGTAAGCCACCAGCAGCTGGTTGATAACGGACACAATCATTTTAAGGATCGAGCTGGTGAATTCCCTGAAGCTCGCCTTCCCGGTTGTCGTCAGGCTGGTAAGCTGGCCCGCCAGCCCGCTGAACGTTGCCTGCGAAATCTGCTGAACAGAGCTGAAAACGTTTGTCGCTGAATCCTGATATTCGGCCCAGCCCTGTTTCGCTCCGGCCAGCCAGTTTGCACGCAGGGCATCTTCAGCCTCGAACGTCGCCCTTTGCTCTTCGAGAACCTTTTGCTGCGCCTGAGGGTTGTACGAATAGCTTTCGCTGAGGCGCTGCAGCGTAGTTTGTCGCCCTGCTTCCCGGGTGGATACCCCCTCAGACTGAGCCTGCAGGCCCGCCCTGGCGGCTTTTTGCTGCTGCTCAAACTTCACGGCCTGATCGGCCAGTTGGTTGAGCTTTTGCTGTTGAGCAACCTTATCTCCCAGGTCGGCCAGCTGCCGCTTGTACTCGAGCGTTTCTTCCTTGTGCGCCAGCAGTGATTTTTCCTGCGCCGTAAGCTGACGACGCCCCGCGGCCTCCTGCAGAACGGTGAACTGATTTTCAGTCTGCCAGAGATCCTGACGCTGTTTGCTGATAACGTCGTTTACGCTGATATGCTGCTCGAGCGTTTTAAGCTGGGCCTGAAGGGTGAGAAGTTCGGCCTGCGCCTTTTCCTCGGCTTTGTCACCAGCAGGGGCGGTATATCCTTTTGATTTAGGGACTTTTGGATCTTTATAGAGTTCCTCTATTCCCTTTCTGGCCTGAGCAATTTCTGCCTTACTGAGAGGCTTAACGCGCTGGCCCTCAGGAAGAAATTGCGTTTTTTTGACCAGTTCAGCATTGGTTGTGATGGCTTTATTGAGTTCCCTTTCCGCGTCTGCCCTTTTCTGTGCTTTGCTCGCGCCTGCGTCCAGGAACTTGTTCAGTATCCCCTGGGCTTTCACTCCTTCAGTATTCAACTGCTGCGATTTGGCCTGTGCCTGGTTGTACCCCTCCTGTGAACGAATTACAAAAGTAAGTTCACTTTCCTTCTGACGTAATGAGGCCAACTCTTTTTCTGCGGCCCCCCCATCACCAGTATTGCCCATTCCAAAAACACCCGGCCGGGTGTTATCCGTCAGTGTTTTTATCCGCGCCCTGACAGACTCCAGCTGATCGCTGGCCGTTTGCTGGCGACCAATACCCAGGGCGGCATCCCAGTAAGCACCCCAGGTATCCGTTACACCACGAACAAAGCGATCTATCAAACCCAGGTTATCAAGTATCTGCTGGCTTCGCTGTTGCTCAGCAGCACTGTAAGCCTGCGCGGCCTTTTCTCCTGCCGCCTCTTTATCCCCCCTGCGCTCAAGCTCGGAAATATATTGGAACTGAGCTGCCGAGAGGTAATGTAGCTGACTGTTAAGCTCTTCTGACGCCTGTGTTGGCGAATCATATAATTTCTTAAAGTTCGCGAGCGTTTTATCAACCGACTGCCCGACCGCGTCCTCCATTGCTGCAGCCGCCGTGGTGATGTATTCCAGCTGGTTTCCCCGGAACTGCCCGCTACCAACAACCTTCGCAAGAGTGGCAGCTGCATTTCCGGTGGTGACACCTGCCGTTTCTGAAATTTTGCGAGCTAAATCGCTCAGCTGTCCGGTTGTCTTACCGGCATAATTCCCCGTCAGAATAAGCTGTTTATTAAATTCAGATGCTTCACTGCTGCCTTTGTACCAGGCAAAGGCCAATAGTGCCAGCCCCCCGACAAGTCCACCCATAGCAAGACGTACTGGAGTCAGAGCCCTCAGAAAACCTCTGCTGTGTTCTGCATTCTCCGCCAGTGCATTGGCGTTTTCAGAAAGTGATTCCTCAGATTCATCTGCGGATGATTTAATCCCCAGTAATTCTTCTTTGATAATCTGGAAAAGATTACCGACTCCACCAAATGAATCGCTGATTTGCCCGCCCTGCTGCATCAGGACCATCCACAGCGGCATTCCACCTGCTATCGAGGTTGCAATATCCGTAAACTGAGCGGGTAACATACGGATCGCCTGGCGATACTGCCCGGCACTGAGCGTTCCTTTTCTCCATGCATTTTCCTGTTCCTGAAGTCTTGCAATAAGTGGTGCAGCTTCTTCACTTACACCCAGTTGCGCGGCCTTCAGATTCAGTAATTCGGTTCTGGATAATTTTTGTTCTTCAACCTGGGTTTTGAGCTGTTGAAGAAACCGGGATCGAGCCTGACTGGCTTTTTCTTCGGCCTGTTGTAGTTCTTTTTGCCGGGCTGTGGTCTGGGATATCAGCGCAAGATAATCCTGCTGCGTGATATTCCCCTGCGCACGGGCCTTCCGGAATTGCTCCTGAACCGACGACAGAGAGTCCGTTTCTCCGGTCAGCGACCTCACGCCGTCAATCTGTCGATAGAACGACGCCGCCAGCGCATCCTGTTGCTGCGCAAGCGCTGATGCCCGGGATGCGTTCTCCCTGAGTTGCTCACTTAATCCAGCCACTCGCTGGTAGGTTTGTTCAACGGACTCGCCGACTTTTTGCATGTCAGCGCTAAGACCAGCTGCAGCCGTTGACTGCTGAGCCAACATATCCGACATGGCCGCACCGCTGCCTGCCGCTGCTTTAGCAAGCGCCGAGGCCTGCAATTCTGCGGCCTGCTGCATACGTGTGCGGACTTTTTCGGATTCGTCCCCCATTCCGGTTAGCTGCCCCTTTATACGGGCAACCTGCTCGCTAAAAGTAGCACTGTCGACATCAAGGTTGATGACCAGGTCGCTAATCTGCTGGGCCATATCGGATACCTCCTGTTATCCCCTCAGCGGCGGTCATCAGCGTATCATCATCCGGCTCGTCATCGCTGATGACGCTTTCCGAAGGAGAAAGCAGGCTGAAATGTGCGGGGGTAAGTTCCGGATCGCGGAAGAAAAGAGTGGAGATGGAATAAAGCAGCCCGGAGAAATGCGCATCGAGCTGCGCGTCCTGAAAATAATGCTCCCGGTAGAACAGGTGCCAGTCGCCCAGTTCACTGGAAGTCATCCCAGCCAGCATGGCGCGCCAGTCGGGTCGACCGAACTCGCGCGCCAGATTCAGGACAAACTTCAGCTCGCTGGCAAGGGCTTTTCCGCGGTAACGGATTCTTCGTTAGCAGAGGAGTCAGTTAAACCCTCCACGTCCTGATGATCAACTTTCTCATCTTCAACGGGGAATAACATGCCTGATAGTAGCTTGACCTGCATTTCGGCTTTGCCGATAGCCTCCGGCGGCCAGCTGCTCAGGACCTGCTGATACAACGTTTCCACATCCGTGCCGGCCGGCTCGTTATGCCACAAAGACATCGCGATCAAGCGCGCACCGCAGCGAATATTTGAACCTATCAGCCGGGTCGTGACTTCCTGATCGCTTATGCCATCGCTGTCAGCGCTGACGGCCTTCTCCTCATTTGCCATAAACGTGAGGAACTCAATACGCTGAAGGGCCGACAGCTCGAAGATGGTCAGGGACTCTGTTTGCCAGGTGAACTTCTCTTTTTTCAGAAACATGCGTCCTTCCTTACGCTGCAGTTACGGTGACTTTGCAGACCGCAACGAAATTACCGTCGCTGGTCATAACAATAACGTCAGCGGTGCCTGCCGCCACGCCGGTGACGGTGATCGCGTTGCCGCTAACGGTGACCGTTGCTTTTGCCCCGTCGGAGGTTGCCACGCGGAACGAGGTATCTGAGGCACTGGCAGGGTTAACCGTCACATTGAGCGTTGTGGTTGCGCCGACGACCACGCTTGCCGTGGCTTTATCGAGCGTAACGCCGGTCACGGGGATATTCGGGGTCCCGCTTTCTTCTGCCAGTTCCGGCTTGCCGGTATTGGTGATTTTCGCTGTACGGGTAATGACCTCTTTTGCCGGAATGGCTTTACCCAGGCTGCTGCACCAGCCACAGAAAACGTCGACGGTACCGTTCGGGTATTTGATTTTGTAATAACGTACTGAGCCATCAATAAACCATGCGACAAGGTCTTTTTGCCCTTCTTCGCCCGGCTTCCAGGCGAGGGTGAACGAGGTATCGCCAGCAGATTTTGCCCCCTGGGCCGTCGCGTTCCAGTCGGCATCCTCGTCGTCGAGGTAAGTGTCGTCATACGATTCTGCGGTCATTTCGCCCGGCGTCAGCTCTTTAATTTTCGCCAGGCGGTTCCAGTCGATATCCGAGAGTGGGTTAGCGAAAGCGTTGCCCGTTCCGGTGTAAAGCCAGAGTGTGGTACCGGCACCTTTCACGGGGGCCAGCGGGTTTGGAGTAGGCATAAGTACCTCTTAAATTGAATAGGTGATTAAGTACGTGAAATCGACTGAACCCCAGGTGGCCATTTCATCATCCCGCTGATAGTCATAACCCTGCGGGGTGAACGTCTCGACCAGTTCGGTCAGACCCGGGATGAAGGCCATTGCCGGATACACTTTCTCTTCCATCCAGGAATCAAGCGCGCTGTCGGGGCTGGAGGCTTTAAGAAATACCTCGATGTGAACAACCGCCTGCCACGAATCTTCGTCAAGCGAGTCGCCGGTGTACTCCGCGTCAGAAAGGTATACAGCCACGGCAGGGAGATCCTGCTCTTCAAGAAAAACAGGGCGCCCGTCAAACCAGGTGACCGTGTCGGTGATCTCGGCTTTCAGTTTTGCCAGAATGGCTGCACGAATTGCGCTGTGTCTGTTCATCGCTTCAGGTGGATCCTCAGTTGGTTTTTCAGGGCTGCGGAAAGTTCTTTGGGCATATCGCTTTCAATAAGGCGCTTTGAAATAGCGGTGAAGGCCACGGTGAGCGGTGTCTCAAGAGGAACTTTGACCACATCAATCGGATAACGGGCCTGACCTACGCGCCGCATGACCTGCCAGCGCCCGTTCGAGAGCTGTTGGATAAAAGCGTTACGAAAGGTATAGGGCCCGATTTTAAGGACGCTGCCCGCTCCGTTTCTGGCCCCTTTTTTACGCGAGAGCCGGACGCGCGCCGTGCCGAGCTTTATCGCAGGAAGATTACCGCGGTTGATTTTTATCGACGCGACCTGGCGATCGTGACGAGCCTTGCGCAGACGGGAACGCTGGCGGACCAGACGAACCGGAAGTCCCTTTTTCCGGTTATCATCAACTGTTGCTTCTTTCGCTACAGCTTTGCTCCCCTGGCTTATCGTTCTGCTGGCCACCCGGTTTAGTGCTTTTGCGGTTGCCTCAGGAACGATTAACCGGCTGAGGCTGTTCAGGTTCTGAATAGCCCTTTCCAGTCCTTTCACAGACATAGCGCCTCCTCATTCGAGATGGATGTGGGGTTTTCCGTTGAACATGTCATAGCGGGTAACGGTCAGGTTCTTACCGTCGTAGTCGACGCTGTCGTTTCGGCGTGGCTGGTAAAGCTCAGAGAAAACCACCAGCGAAGTACCTGTTCCCGACAATGGTCCCATTTCCTCGAGTTGATCGGCTGGAACAACGTCATAGCTGCTGCCATTGATGATCGCTGTCTTTCCCATCTTTTTTATGGTGGCCGCGTCCATGCGCGCCGCCATCCGGTCAAAGGGGTTAGGCATTGATCTTAACTTCAACAACGGTGGTGTTTGCCCCTGCATCTTCCCAGGCGATGCCCGCGGCAACGGCGTCCGTTTCTTCGATCGTGATTTTGCCGTCCTTCAGATACACCTGCGCCCCGGCATTAACCGCATCTGCGGATACTTTTGGCAGAAGGAAAACACCCTCAGTAAAACCGTCCCCGGTATCGCCAGCCGGGATATCGGTAATTGCCACCGCGATAAGTTTTCCAACAACAACCGGGTCGCCGCTGTGAACATCGGTTGCACCGCCGTTTACCAGAGGGATCGTTTTCCCGTCCTGCGCATAGTTCTTAGCCATAACTTCTCCATTCAGCCCCTTGCGGGGCTGGTTTCAGGTATAAAAAAAGCCCTTACGGGCGTCTGTTTGTCAGGACTGTTTTTTACTGACCAGAGGATTTGGTCATGCCGCGATAGTCCAGCGGCGCCACACCGGCATCAATACGCACTTTCGTGGCGATACCATCAGTGGTGAAGCCTTCCTGCTGATCGATGTATGGCGTGTCGACGCCGTTGAGATAAGCGACCTCGATGGTGTCGGTGCCCTTCGCGGCAGCCAGATACCAGGCTTTCGCATCAGCTTCATCCAGGCGTGGTTCGGCAATGACTTCTGCAAAGTTCTGGATAGGGTTAACGATCCCGGCATTGATGTCTGCACCTTTAACACTGGCCGACTTGATGGTCTGATTTGCCAGAGTTTCCAGGGCGACGGGCACCAGCATGTAGGCCGGACGGATATTCAGGGTTCGCTCCCTCTCCTTCTGCAGACGCATCAGCTTGCGCGATTCGTCCAGGCTGGCCACAGAAATTGCGCCCGAGCTCAGGTTCTTGTGATCGGCATGGAACAGCGCCTTTCCGTCTGAGAGTTTCGGGTTTTTGGTCAGAATGGCGTAAACCAGATCGCCAATCGTTGCTTTCGCCGCGCGCCCCATCTTCATCGGTACGTCGGTAAGCTGGTTCAGATCGTCGTTGATGATCGCCTGGCGGGTTACTGAGAAGATTTCACCATACGTGGCAAGCGCGATGGTTTCGCCTTTGTCACTGGTAGTGATGTACTTGTACTCAGCCCCTTCGCGAACCTGTCGCAGAGAAGGGAAACCACCCATGCCGACACGATGCGCCGTTTTGAAGTCCGACAGCTGGCCTTTTTTGGTCCACTGTTCGAAGGTTTCCTGCGCCTCGTCCCAGCCCTGAATCAGCGCTTTGTTCGCAACATCAAGCAGAATGTTGCCAAAGTCAGAGGTGCTGTGGGTCAGCGCCAGGCCAACCATCTGCATCGGGTTGTAGCTGGCCACGCCGATACCTTTTTCAGTCAGGGCCATACGCGCATACTCGCGCAGCGTCATACCGTTATAAACGTTATCCCGCTCCTGACCTTCGAACCCGGCACGCGCCATCAGTGCCTGGCGAATACCATCCGCGACGAAGTTACCATTGCCCGCATGAATATGCGGCTGGGTGGTTTTATTGGACGGCGTGGCCGTTTTACCGAGTTCTGCCAGCAGCAAATCTTTCGCCTTATCGACGGAACAATCAGGGTCGGCCACACACTGATTCTGCAGTTCCATGTGCTTATTGCCGAACATGGCAAAGAGATCGCCGATAGCGTTAACACGGGCTTTCTGCTCAGCCAACACCTGCGCGCGGATCACATTTTCATCCGGTGCCGGGTCTGTTTTTGCCTGCGGTTCCTGAGGCTGGGTAATAACCGGGTCACGCTGGGTAGTGTTGCGCGGCGGGGTGATCATGTTGCGAATGCTTTTTGGCATTTTTTCAAATTCCTCAATACGTTTTGAATGAATACAGGCCATAGCCTGAAGGGATGGTGTCACCTGGTCGGCAAAACCCAGTTCAAGGCACTCGCTGCCGTTCATCCAGGTTTCGTCCTCCAGCATTGCCGCAATTTCTTCGGTGGATTTTCCGGTTTTCTGCGCATAAGCCGGGATAAGAACGGATTCAACCTTGTCGAGAAGATCTGCATAGTCGCGCATATCGCTCGCGTCACCACCAGCAAACCCCCAGGGCTTATGGATCATCATCATCGTGTTTTCAGGCATGATGACCGGATTGCCTACCATCGCAATCACCGAGGCCATGGAGGCCGCGAGACCGTCGATATGCACGGTAATCGCCGCGCCGTGGTGCTTCAGCGCGTTATAAATAGCAATACCGTCGAAGACATCACCACCTGGCGAGTTGATATAAAGGTTGATGTGGGTGACGTCCCCAAGTGCCCGGAGATCATTGACGAACTGTTTCGCCGTTACGCCCCAGTACCCGATTTCGTCATAGATAAAAATGTCGGCCTCGCTGTTATTGCTGGCCTGCATGCGGAACCACGAATTACTTTTTGCGCTGGCTTTCGGACGGTGGCGCGCCCGGTTCTTTGGCTTCGGCACTGGTGCCTCCTTTATCATTGGCGGGGTCGGTGTCAAACACCAGTCCCTGTTCACGGTTCTCGTCAACCTCCGCTTTACGGCGTGACTTAACATCATCCGGGTTGCGACCGCTGGCACGTATCCAGTCGGATTCAGTAGCAGCACCGCCGCGGATCTGCGTTTTCCAGGCATTCGCTTCTTTAACGGGATCAATCCACGGCATAACGGGCCCCGAATAAACCGCGTTATAAAGCGAGTCCATATCGATGCCTCTCGGCAGCTTGATTTCTCCGGCAGCAATAGCCATCTTCAGCCAGGCCCGGTACATGGGCCGGGTCACTGAACCGATGAACCAGTCCTGAAGAATCAGATATCCGTCGGTTGACTCGACAAGCTCCTGCCGCTGGGCACTGTACGTTCCGTTGTAGTTTCTGGATGTGCTGGAAAAGCTGAGGCGACTGCCGGCGGACACGGCACGCAGCTGTCCGTTACGAAAAGATTCGAGGTTAGGGTTCGGGCGATCGGATTTAATCATCCCGATTTCTTCCCCGGCCTGCAGTTCGTCATAGAGCATACCGGGCTGAATCATCAGCTCGCGGTCATCGCTGCTTGAATCAGAATCGAAGCTCTGTCCGTCGCCTTTTTTGATATACATGCCGAGTGCCGCAGCAATTCTGGCAGCAGTAAGCTCCGAGTCCTCGTACTCTTTCAGCGCGCTCAGACGCATCAGAACACCTGACAATAGAGACGTTCCGCGGGTCTGGTGCAGGCGTCGTGTGAATTTGAGATGCAGCATGTTTTCTGCATCTATCTCTTTGGTATCGAACTGACGCCCGGATACTGGCAGGCTTTTATAGACCTGATATTTTTTCGGGCGCCCCCAGTTATCGACAAAAACGCCCTGATTGAGCTGGGTGGCGGCATCGCTGTTCATCGGCACGAAGTCCGGCTCCAGCGCTTCCAGCCAGAACGGCACGCCAGCAACCGGCTGAAGACCATTTCCGGTACCGCGAACCAGCTGAGCAAATACCTCACCGTCCCGGAGCCACGTTCGCAGCATCAGCCGCTCCAGCATGGGGCGGGTAAACTGGGTTGTAACATCGGGTCTTACGGACCATTCGCCCCACTTTCTGCGGATGTCAGTGGCCAGCTTTTTAGCTATCTTCCCGTTAGTCAGCATCGGATGCGGTTCAACTATGATGCCCTTCGCACCCACCACCCTTTCTTCCAGCTTGTCGAAAACGCCAATCACCAGATCGTGGTTGTTGTCCAGCCAGCGCGCCTGCTGCCTCAGTGAAACCGCCCCCATCTGGCTGAGCTGATCGGCTGAACGATTTTCCTTCTGGGCTTTGTGGGTACGCGTTTGCTTTACCGCCTCATACGCCTTAATAACTGCGCGGGCACGCAGGCGTGAGGCTTTCCAGCCTGGTGAAAACAGGCCTATCGCATCATCTAAAAAACTCATCCAAACCTCGCCAGCCTGTAGCCGGGTCGCCCGCGGCGTTTGTTATTGAGCGTAGCCAGTCGTCGCTCCCATTCCTGACGGCCTTTTCTGATTTCCGACAGGTTTTCGAGCGTCATCTGCTGCCCGTTGAAAGTGATTGATTTCCCCTCCAGAACAGACAGCTCGGCTGCAGCGTAGCTGTCGATCATGTTTTGAATATCTGCTGGATTCACACCCAACCTCCTGACGAAGACCACGGATTAGCCTGCTCGGTTACGGGCTTCTCACGTTTTGGTTTTGATTTAGATTTCGGCGCAGGCGGCGGGGATGGCATTTCGCCAGTTTCCGTCTGCGTGTCCTCGATCCACGTTTCCCGCCGTGCCCACTCAGGAGCTGACGGCCATTTGATTTTTTCGTAACCACTAAGGATGGCGAGCGCGTCGGCATAAACGAGCAGGTCAAATGCTTCGTTTGCGCCCCGGCCGGGCTTACTCCATTTCCCTTCATTCGAGCGTTCCTCATACGTCAGTTCGTCATAGAACCAGCTGCCCAGCCAGGCGGGGAAATGCACATAGCCAGGGCCGGGTGAATCACGCCACAGCGCATTATTCACCCGGTCTTTAAGGGCATCGGTCTGGAGAAGATAAAGAGGCACATCACCCGTCGCCTGTGCGCGGCGCGTTGATCTGCCCGTGTTGTCGGGAAACGTTCGCTGGATAAGTTTGCTGCGCCTGACGCTGTCCCCCTTGAAGAGATAGATACGCTTACCCAGCCCCTCACGGCGACATCTGCGCCAGAATTTGTAGGCATTATCCGTCACGCCATCTTCACCCCCTGAGTCCACGGCCATCGACATCAGCCGCATGCCCTTTGACGGGTCAGCTGCGAGTGGCCACGTTTTATCAAAGACGTCGGTGAGTAAAAGATCCCAGTCCTCCGGATAGCTCGCCGGATCCACCTGAATGCTTTCCCCGTTGCCGTCGCAGCGCAGCGAATGCCGGATGTTGTAACGGTCAACTATCCAGCGCTCACCCATACTTCCATAACCCGTAATCTGCACAACAAAGCGCCGGTTGCGCCCGGCCTGCACGTCCACGGTCGCAGTGAGAAACTGCACGCCATCGGGTACCGAACGTTTTGGGACTTCTTCGGCACGCTGCTCGAGCAATTCACTTTTACGCTGCTCCATGCTGGCCCGCGGCAAATAGGGCCTGCCGAAATCGGTGTTGATCACCGTCTTCAGGGTTTCTTCGCTGCGCGTGGATTCATATTCCTGCTCGGCGGTCAGAAACTTATAAATAAGCTGCGCCCAGGTCTGGTAAGCAGCTGCCGGACCTTCCATCCAGAAGGAGGCAATACGGGAACGACGGCCATCACCGCTAACCAGGCCTTTCCTGTCGATGGTTTGCCCGTCCCGGAGCCAGACACATTTCATGTTAAGCGCACGCTTCATGTCCGGTGTGATCCTGCCTTTACAGGCAGGGCACTGAAGAAACGCCGCTTCGCTGGCAAGCACAGGATCGCTGCTGTCGCGGTATCCGGTCATATTGTCCATTTCCGGCTGGAAATATTCGCCGCAATGCGGGCATGGCCAGTAAAGACGACGGCGGTCACCACGGTTATAGAGCGATAAAATTCCGGTGGTCGGAGGGGCTTCATGGGGCGTGGAGCGCCGCCATTTTGTGTCTCTGATATCCCTCCCGGGCGAGCTCTCAACCAGCGTCATCCCGGAGGACATGAATGTCGTGGTTCGTTTCGATGCCAGTGAAAAAGCATCCCCCTCCCCGTCGATATCTTCCGGAAAGCGGTCATAATCCGTCAGCGCCACACTTTTATAGTCCGAGGACGACATGATATTGACGGATGGCCAGCCCAGCTTCAGATAGTTACCGGCGCGGAATGTACGGTCGTAGACGTTGTTATCGTTACGTCTTGGGCTTAGCCGGGTTTTAACTTCAGGGCTACAGCGAAAAGTACGGTCCAGGCGTTTTTTGGAATGCTCGCGCGCTTTTTCCTCAGATACCTGAATTACAAGCATATCTGCCGGATCGCAGACAATGTTATAAACGATCCAGCCGTCAATCAGCCCGATGGTTTTACCCGTTCGCGCTGGGCCCACAAACACCACCGCATCGTATTCACGCGATGCCAGACAGTTCATCGGCTCAATCACATAGGGTGCCAGATCCGGATCCCACGGAACTGAGTTTCCCGCCCCCATTGGCACGCGCATATAAGTACTGACCGCATCGGCCACCGGCATACGACGCGGGGCTCGTAAAATACCGGAAACATCGCGGCGGATGTCCCTGGCGGATGCCCGCTTTGCCATCAGTCCTCCTCAGGCTGCTCCTCCTCTTTTCCAGCGTCCTGCACCTTCTCCGCCATCTGGTCGCGCAGATCATCGATAACGCTTTGCACACGAACTACCGCAGCAGGCGTTAAAGCACAGTCGCGCTCGAGCACATCCGGGAGGGTTTCAAGTACCATGACGACGGCTTTCGCCATCAATGAGAATTCTCGCGCCACTTCATCTGCGGGTATTAACTGCCCCGTATCCTGTTCGAACTTCAGCCTCTCGTTCTCTGCTTTCCAGTGGGACAGCCTGTCAGAAGGGGGCATATCGTCGATGTTGGCCGAAACGGTAGGGATCATCAGTTCGGTCAGAATGTCGGTCACCAGATAGAGCTTTAACTTGCTGTTGCTGCCTGGAGCAGGTTCAACATTTTTCAGTCTCGCGGCAACCGTCTGACGGTGTACGCCGGTTATCCCTGCCAGCTGGTTGATATTGAGTTTTAAAGTGGCAATTTCCTGGTCCATGATGGTGAACAC